CCATTGAGTCCTTCGTAGTTGAGTTTTCTTTTACCGAATTCTTCAAGTGGTTTTTCTATTCCACATTTCTTACATTTTTTCATATTAATAAATATAAACTTGATTCTTTTGTTTGTAAACGATATACTTATAGATACTAAACTTACTGAACTAAAAAAAAGATAAATGAAAAATGTAATAATCTACGACAGTCACTTTGAACTGATGAAAAATCTGACTGATGAACAAGCAGGAATCCTAATCAAATCGGTTGGGTTATTCAAGAACGGACAAGAACCCACAATAACCGACCCGCTTATCTTGGGTATTTTTATGGTAATCCGCCGTGACTTTGAAATTCAATCACAGAATTATTCAAAGAAAGTTGAAACAAACAAGAGAAATGGAGTATTAGGTGGTAGACCTAAAACCCAAAATAACCCAATGGGTTTTTCTGAAACCCAACCTAACCCACAAAACCTTAAAGATAAAGATAAAGATAAAGATAAAGAGAAAGATAAAGAGAAAGAGCAATTGCAACTGGTATTAAAGAAATTCAATTTATAATAAAGTATTTATAGTATACCATATGGAAGAATTTAATAATTTTTTGAACAAGTACTTGAACACAGATGTGAGAGAATATTTTCAACTTGGAGAAGAAGATAAAGAACACATATCTGATGTTATTACAAATCACTACAAACGAGCATTACAAATAGAACCAAAACTTATCTGGATGTATATTGATAAGATTAAAGGAACAATACTTAAATCAGAAGAACAGGAAAACTATGAGATAGCAGATATCTTCAAGAGAACATTGGATAAGTTAAATAAAGATTGTTCTGAATATAAATATTTTCCAAAAGAAGATTGATACTTCACCCAACTATACCTATACTTAAAAGAAAAAATATATGAAATTAAATCCAAGAGAGCAAGCCGTACTTGATATCATCATTAAAGATATTGAGAATTCAGACAAACCTTATTCAACTTTATCTAACATTGATTTGGGAATGAAACTACATATTTCTCCAAACATAACAAGAGATAAGGTAAGAAATTTAGTTCTTAAAGGTGCACTCCAAAGAGTAGAAGATTTTTGGACACCCGAAGGGAAATATTACAATAGGGTTTTGTATAAAGGAAAGTAAACCAAATTATCTTGAATAAGTGGATAGAACAAAACCTAAAAGAATTAAAACTAATCTGTAATAAGATTACAAGGTCTGATGATATCGATGACCTACTTCAACTATGTATAGAACAACTTCTCAAAAATCAGAAAGTATATTCCTTACCTGACCAAGAGAAGTTGTATTTTTTTGCTCGTATAGTTCGAAATAACTATTCATCAAGGAGTTCTCCTTACTATCACCAATACAAGAAACATCAGTACATAGAATTCAAGGATATTGAAATACCTGATGTTGAATACAAGGAATCACCCATAACGATTGAATGGGTCAATAACAAAATCAATCAGGATAAGAGAACGGATAAGTGGTATTTTGCTCGTCTATTTCAAATCTACCTTGAAGAAGATTGTTCAATCAAGAACACAGCAAAACGAACCACAATCCCACCCAACACAGTATCCAAAGACATAAACACATATCGTAGAGACCTGAGGTTATCACGACAAAAATTTTTAGATTATGGGATGTAATTGTAAATCAAAACAAGTACAATCAAGACCACAGATAATTAGAGAAGGTACGGTCAATATCGTATCACAACCATCCAAACCGAACTACACGAGAGAACAAATTGACCGTGCATTAAACTATGTTCGAGAAATAACAAACTCTCCAATGGAAAGAAAATGGACAATGGACTTCCATAACTCACAGTTTTCAGACCACCAAGTTCCAAACTGTGTAAACTGTTGGGAAAGAGTTAAAACAAGGATGGAACACCTAAACGAAAAACTAACAGAATATGAACAATACGAATCCAGTAGGACGACCTAAGATAACCCTAAATGATTTACCAACGAATTGGAAACTCATTTGTAAAGAGATGGGTCAAGAAGGACATTTTGATGTGGACCTCAGAGTTAAACTCGGAATCAATAAACAAACATTTTGGAGATTGATAGAAGAAGAACCAGATTTTTCGGAATCCGTTCAAGAGTTCAGAGAATTATCACACACATGGTGGTCCTCAATACCAAGAAAAGGATTTAAGAACGGTGAGTCAAAGAATCTGAATTCTAATCTTTATTCTCTGATAATGAGGAATAGATTTAAGGATGAGTGGAATGTGGAGAAGAAAGTTGATATCACAACTGGTGGAGATAAGATTGATTCCAATAACAAAGTTCAAATAGAAATCATTAGAACAAAAATTGAAGATGAAGAATCCAAGTCAAACCAATAGAAAGTTAATGACCTTTCCAATTAAGGATTATCCGAACATTCAGGTTAACTCAGGTACAATGGATAGAGACACGATGAAAGCGTGTTACCTTGAATTCAAAGGAACAATTCAGACTGATGGTGAGGATAAGATAAAAGACATTAACAGGGTCTGTAAAAACATTTCAAGGTCAATATCAAACTCAATCAATACAGATTTGTTTTATGATAAGTTTCTTTGTTCCAAAGATATTTCAGAATCATTTGTCTATACAGGTAAATCATATACAAAGATTGAATACACATTATTCTTGAAACAACCTCTACTCAAAGAACAATTGACCAGTGAACTAAACAAACTAACAGACAAGGTTTGGACCGAATCAATTCAAGACACATCATCAGTTAAGTTTTATAAAAACATCATATCAAAGAGAAAGTATAAGTGAAGATACAGACCACAAGAGTGTTTGAAGACCTATTAAATTCAGACAAGAGGATTAATGTATTTCAGGGTTCTTCTCGTGCATCCAAGACCTATAACATTCTTATATTTCTAATCTACAAACTTCTACAAGAGGAGAACAAAACATTATCCATTGTAAGAAAAACATTACCCGCATTGAAGGGGAGCGTGCTTCGAGACCTCAAAGAAATTTTATTGAAGTTCGAGTTATTTGATTCTGAGAAGTGGCATTCCGTTGATGGTTATTTTGAATTGGGGTCAAATATCATTGAATGGTTTTCAGTTGATGATGAGACAAAAATCAGAGGTAGAAAAAGAGATTACCTATTCATCAATGAAGCGACAGAACTATCCTATGACGAATACATCCAACTCGTACTGAGAACATCAGACACAATTGTGTTGGACCTTAACCCATCATTATGGAAATCATGGATATATGATTTGGAAGGACAACCTGATGTGAAGTATAACATTGTTACATTCAAGGACAATCCATTCTTACCACAGGTCCAAGTTGATGAGATATTGAAACTCAGAGACAAGGACGCCAACCTGTGGCGCATCTTTGGTATGGGTATGAAAGGTGTTCCCACCAAGATGGTATTCAATCACCATCAACTATATGTTGATTTACCAATAGGGTGTTCTTTCTTAGGTTATGGAATTGACTGGGGATACTCAGACCCATCAACACTCGTTGGTGTTTGGAAACTCGGTGATTCAATTTATTGTGAGGAGTTCTTGTATCTAAAAAATGTGACCATACCTGATTTCATTTATAGGATAAAAGATTTGGGGATTAACTTGAAAGATGATTTTATTGCAGATAGTGCTAACCCTCAGGCGATAGAAGAACTTAGAAGACAAGGAATAAATTGCAAACCTGTTAAGAAAAATTCGATACTTCATGGAATTGATTTAATTAAGAGGTCAAACTTTTATGTGAAGTTTGATTCATTTAACCTACAAAATGAATTACAATCCTACATATGGAAGACAGATAAAAACGGTAATAACCTTGATGAACCGCAACCAGGGTCCGACCACTTAATAGACGGCATTCGTTATGTGATGGAGATGAAGGTTGGAAGAAATCAATGGATTGGTATAATGTAAAAAAGATATTTATGTATATGAGTGGACTCGTTCTAAAATACGATGGAAGAAAAATAAACATCCAAGAACCAACAATTCAAATGTGGACGGATGTAATGAAGTTTAGGGAACTACTTGATGAAGAAGAACTCAACATCAGAATGTTGTCTTTAACAACAGGACTATCAGTTCAAGAGATTAAAGAATCAGATGCTCACTCGATGAGAATCGCAGCCGATACAGTTTATAAATTCTTAAATCAGGAATCTAAAAAACTATTTAAGGATATAGAACACAACGGAAAGAAGTATGTTCTTGTAGATGTACATAAGATGTCGTTTGGTCAATTCGTAGATATAGATACATTCTTACAGAAAGATGAGAATTATAGAGTATCAAACTTGAATGAGTTAGCGGCATACCTGTATACAGAAGAAG